AATACTCTTTTAAAATTAAAATCGCCGGAGATCTTCCAGAGAACTGCGAAGATGTCATGGAGACTGCTTTACAAAAATATCAAGTAGCTAAGTTCACTAAAACTAAAACTACTCCAATCCAAGCTAAACTTCGTGACTTTCCTACTATGGAAAACTCACAAGTCAGCATCTTTGATGTTGAATTAGAATATCCAACTACTAGTGCAGTACTTACAAACTATATGTTGGAACAAACTGGACTAACTGCTGAACGCATTAAAGTGCGTAGCCCTGCTGAAGACGCAGAAGCAGAACTAAATGCAGAACATCTTGATGAAGATGATGCTAAATCATTATTAACTCAAGAATATAAAAAAGAAAACAATCAAAATACTGTAGGTGATAAAGGCGTTAGTAATTTCTTAAAAGATCTAGCTAAAGTTAGAAAAGAACAAGTGCAGTACAAAGGCGTGAATGATGCTATCCTAGCAAAGAAAGCCCCTAAAGAAAAAACACAAGAACAAGCTAAACCTGTTGCTGGCAAGAGTCCAATTGGTTCTGCTAAAGGAAAATAATTATGAACTTTAACGAACTATTCCAAAAAATGCGAGAGCTTGATGCTCCAGTAGCGGAAGAACTAAAAGGCGGCCAGAAGAATCTTGACGTTGACAAAGACGGTGATATTGAAGCAGATGATCTAAAAGATCTACGCGATAAGAAAGTTGATGAAGAACTAGTTGACGAATGCGGTATGGATATGTCCATGCCAATGAACAGTCCTAAGCAACAAGACAGTGTTACTATGAACGTTAGCATGAATGGCAGCGGCGCAGGAGGTATCCGTGATTTAATGGATATTCTACGTAATCTAGAAGACGGTCCAGGTAATGACATGGGCGACGAAATGGGTGTTATTATCGACAAGATGTCAGGCGATGAAGGAGGCCACGAAATGCCATTGATTGGCATGGATGAGGCAGAAGCTGGCGGATTTGATCAAGCTACTACTGCACCTGACGAGATGTATGCAGATCCTGCAGCAGTTACCCCAACTGGCGACGACTTGCATAGCAAAGGTGCAGAACGTCCAAAAGTCAACGGTGGCGGAAATCCTTATGCAATGACTATGGAAACATTAACCAACAGACTTAGTTCTTTATACCAAGAAGTTAAAAGTCGATAATCTGCTATAAGCTACTCAAAGAGGCCCTGGTGGCCTCTTTTTTATTGTAAATAACATATGGCAAGTAAATCATTAGATGGCGTCTTAACCAAAAAAGCGCATACACGAGAAACCTTCACTGAGCGACACATTGAAGATCTAATCGCATGTTCAGATCCTAATACTGGATATCATTATTTCTGTAAGAATTATTTTTACATACAACATCCTGTTAAAGGAAAAATGTTGTTTGAACCATTTGAGTATCAAGAAAGATTATTAGACGCATATCATGGACACCGATTTAACGTTAACATGTTGCCTCGACAGATGGGTAAGACAACCTGTGCTGCTGGATATCTGTTATGGTATGCAATGTTTCACCCAGACCAGACTATTCTAATTTCAGCACACAAGTTTACAGGCTCACAAGAAATCATGCAGCGTATTCGTTACGCTTACGAACTATGCCCTGATCATATACGTTCAGGTGTAGTAAACTATAACAAGGGCTCTATTGAGTTTGATAATGGATCACGTATTGTCTCTACAACTACTACTGGCAACACAGGTCGTGGTATGTCTATTTCCCTACTATACTGTGACGAGTTTGCTTTCGTACCTCCAAATATCGCTGAAGAATTTTGGACTTCAATTTCCCCAACACTAGCAACTGGTGGACGAGCAATCTTAACTTCAACACCCAACAGTGATGAAGATACATTTGCTATCATCTGGAAAGAAGCTAACAAGAAGTTTGACGAGTTTGGCAATGAACAAGAAGTTGGTATTAATGGATTCTTTCCGTTTACCTGTGCATGGAGTGAACATCCGGATCGCGACGATGCATGGGCAACATTGGAACGTGGACGCATTGGTGAAGAACGTTTCCGTCGAGAATATAACTGCGAGTTCTTGGTATATGACGAAACACTGATCAACAGTATTCACCTTGCTGGCATGGAAGGTGCAAAGCCATTAATGCAAATGGGACAGACACGTTGGTATAAAGAACCAAGCAAAGAACACATTTATGCAATTAGTTTAGATCCTAGCTTAGGTACAGGCGGTAACTCTGCAGGTATACAAGTATTCGAATTGCCTAGCTTTACACAGGTAGCAGAGTGGCATCATAACTTAACTCCTATTCAGGGACAAATACGTGTACTGCGAGAAATACTGTTGTACCTAAAAGAGTCAGTAGGCGAAGATAACACTAGCAATATCTATTGGTCTATTGAAAATAACAACATTGGCGAGGCTGGGTTAATCTGTATTAGAGATATAGGAGAAGATCAGTTTCCGGGGCTATTTGTTTCAGAGCCGATTAGAAAAGGGCATGTACGCAAATTCCGTAAAGGGTTTAATACCACACATAAGACTAAAATATCAGCTGCTGCTCGTTTAAAATATCTAATAGAATCTAATAAGATGAAGATTAACAGTAAGCCACTAATTACAGAGCTTAAAGCATTCATTGCTACCGGTGTTACGTTTAAAGCTAAGACTGGTGAAGAAGACGACTTAGTAAGTGCGTTGCTATTAATTGTACGCATGGCACAGGTATTAGCAGATTGGGACTCACGAGTATTTGACTCTTTCACCAGTAACGAAAATTATGAAGATGAAGATTTTGAGCTGCCAATGCCTATATTCGTTTCATCTAGTTTATGATAAATATCAATATGGACAAAAACCTCTCACCTATCGCAGACGAATTATTTGGGAAAATTCGAACACAATTTCCTAAGATTCAACTCGGGGATGCAAACAGTAAAGTTACTGATCGCCCAGAAGATGCTCGCTTCTTCGAATTTGATTTTGTAAAAAAAGGTGTAAACCTTGGCTCAATCAGTGTTAGCATTAGCGAAGATGACGGCATGATTGTCATGTACAGTAACGAAATTACTGACGGACAACCTGACGGTGTAGCAAGACAGTGGTATAACTTCCTTAGAGAATTGAGAGAATTTGCCAAACAAAATATGATGAGCTTTGCTATTAGAGATACAGCAAAGAGCAATCTAGATAAAAGAGATTATCAACATTTAGCCAATAATAACGGAGAAGGTAGTATGACTGAAAGTAAACTATGGGGCACATCTAAGACTAGTTATCAGCAGATGGGCGAAGCTAAACTAATTGTTAGACATACTCAACCTGTTAACTATGCACATGCGGCCGGACGTACACTACACATTGAAAGCATTCATGTTGAGAACAGTCAAGGCGAAAGATTTAAGTATCCTGTAAAGCATCTTAATGGTGCTCGTGCTCTAGCTACTCACGTAGCACACGGTGGTACACCATATGATGGTATTGGTCAACATATCACCGGATTAAGCGAAGAACTAAACAAATTACGTATGTTCAAAGGTTATGTTGATCGTAACTCTATGGTCAGCGAAGCAATGGGCAATATACAGACTAAGGTCTACGAACGCATTGATCAAGTTAAAAAAGAAATCCGTAGCCTACAAAATCAAAGTTACTACGAATCGTTTGCAGAATCATTTACAGTAAATGAAGCACAAGAAATTCCAGAAGATGTAGTTAATGATTGGGTTGATCGTTTAACAATCCGTACATTTAACGAAGAATTAAAAAATGTATTTCCGTACATTTATAAGTTAGTAGGTGAAGAAGTCGATGTTGTTAAAGAATTATCTGCAGAAGATATTCTTGACGAAGTTTTTAATGGTGACAAAGAAACCGGTACTACTCATAAAGGTGGTAAAGTCACAAAGACTGCACACGGAGTTAAGCATGAAAAAACTGACTATGATGACGGCAACGGCCAACAAGGTAATAAGCGCAGTGAAGAAGGTCCACAGAGTCGCTATAAAAAAACTACAATACTAGATCCAGAAGAACAATTTGAAGCATTCATGAATAATCTAGTAAGCGAAGAAAGTGAATTATTTAATACAGATGAAGAAGGTCAAAGTGCATCTATACAAACACTAAATCAACTAATTGCGCAAGAGTTCCCAGCAGGTGTAGATGGTACTAATGCTATCCAGAGCCTAAAAGGTGTAATTGACGACCAAGAATTTACAGACGCAATTAAGCAATTGGGTAAAGTAAATCCTGAAATGGACATTAGAGAATTCCTAAAGAGTTACCTAGAGAAGCACGACGAAGAAAATGGTACAGACATTGCTAGTAAGATCAATTTTGATTCTACTACACCCGCACCAACTGCGCCAGAAGCACCTCCAGCTGAACCTGTGGCGGCGGCACCTGCGCCAGAAGCACCTCCAGCTGAACCAGCAGCAGCTCCAGCACCTGCTGCTCCAGTAGCAGAGGAAAAAGAAGATCCTCCGTTCGACGGCCCTTACAAAAAGCCAGGCGATAACAAAGACCAGTTTGGCAATACTGTTAAGAATCCAGCTCGTCATGCTGCTAAGAAAGGCATGGCAGCTGCCATTGCTAAAGCCAAGAAAGCTGGTGCAACTGCGGAGACAATTGTTAACTTTGGATCTGGAGAAATGTCATTAGGTGAAGCAATTACTAAAGCAGGGTTAAACGTTGAAGAGTTTTTCGAAAGCAGTAGTAAACACAATGAAGTAATTGAATTTGTTAAATCGATGTATGATGAGACAACTGGTAATTTCCCTAAGGGAGAGACCGGTGTATTATTAGCAGTCGAAAAGCAATTTGGCGAAGATGCTGCTGAAATGGCACACAGCGTAATTAGTGAGCTATCACATGTATATGAATCAAAGAGACTAAGACAGTTGGCTGGCATCAGTGAGGGATACTATGATCTCGATCAAGGCAATGTACCAGGAATGGAACCAATTGACTTTTCATCCAAGCCAAGTTTTAAAGAGCTGATCACTCGTTATACTCAGCTTGTTTATCAAGGTCATGCCAGTGAAACAAGCCCTGAAGAAGATGAAGAGTACGATGCTATCGAACAGTATGTTGCAAAACGTTTTGGTGAAAAAGGTTCTGCGCACTTACAAAAAGCCGGTGAAGTTAGTTATTGGGGTAGAGATGACAAGCCGTACGGTCGTGACTCTCGTAGCAGTAACTTAGGACGTCCGAATCAGCCAAGCGGTGATTTCCGCACTACTAAAGCAGGTAAGATGCATGGCCAAGATGCTAAGATGATGAAGAGCAAAGTTTCCGACAGACTAGGCAAGCATCCTGAACCTAACTTGCCAGAATCCGCAGAATTGGCTGCAATGCTGAAAATTGCTGGTTTAAAATAATTGGCAAAAATAAATCACATTTAAGCAAGATTTCTCTTGCAATGATAAATAAAAGTGCGTATAATAACATATATGCACTTTTTTACT